TTTTTACTTTTTAAGAAAAAAAGGTGTTATTAATCCCGATACCGTCAAAGGCGGCGCCGTCTATGGGGCATTTGAAGCCACCATTTCCACCCCTATAGAAGAAGGCGTTAATTCAACACAGGTTGCCCTAAAGGTAATTGACAAATTTATTCAGGAAGAGAAACCCTACTTCCGTAAATTTGACCAATGGGAAGACGAGTACGTAGAAGAGTTGACAGATCCTAACGATATGGAATCAACACGCCTCGGAGACGTCCCCCAAACTCCCAAGAAAGGAGCGCTACGCCCCGGCTATATTCGCGGCCCCTATGGCATGACTTCTTTCTATCGTTACGAGGAATAAATGGAATTAATATATTTTGTTTTGTGCTCTTATGGGCTCACCTCCATTATTATCTATAGCCACATTGTCCGAACTCCTCGCGATTTCCTCCGCGCCAAATCGGATTGGTTGTGCGAATTGTTGAGTTGCCCCATGTGTACCGGGTTTTGGGTAGGAATATTTCTCTGCGGAATAAACAAGTTCACGGAACTATTTAATTTTGATTATAATATCGTCAACTTTCTGCTTTTAGGTTCACTAAGTGCGGGTACTTCCTATTTCTTAAATATGGTTGTAGATGATGATGGATTTAAACTTGGGAGAATAAAAGATGAAAACTGAGACGGACACCAAACGATGGATGCTTCAACCAGTTCGCCGATGCTGTAAAGGTTCGTGACTATGAGCAAATATTTATTAAGAGAGTATTATGAATTGTGCGAAGGAGGTATCTGTCAAGATTTCCTTACCGAGCACGAGAAAAAGCTTGTAAGCGAAGGGAAGGCATGTTTTTTGACTGGCGTTATGCAACGTTATGGTATAGAGAATGGCAACCGCCGCGTCTATCCGGAGACCATCCTAAAGAGAGAAGCAGATTTGTATACCAAACTTGTACAGGAACGACGTGCCCTTGGTGAGCTAGATCACCCAGACAATGAAATTATTAATCTTGCCAATGCATCTCATTTGGTAACAGAGATCTGGTGGGACAATAACGCATTAATGGGGAAGGTCCAAGTACTTAACACTCCCACCGGACAGATTTTAAAGTCATTGGTAGAATCAGGAGTAAAGCTGGGTATCTCTTCACGAGGCCTAGGCTCTGTCCGCGAAGCCCAAGGACAAACTATTGTAGAAGACGATTTCCAATTAATCTGTTTTGATTTCGTATCTGAACCCTCCACTCCGGGGGCCTTTATGATGACCGAAGGGAAAGACCTAAATTTAGATAAGATCTTTACCAAGGCAGACCGTATCAATCGCGTTTTAAACGAGATTTTAAAAGATAAATGAAAAAAGCGGAATTCAAAAAATTAATTAAGCCACTTGTCAAAGAGTGCATCCAAGAAGCCCTCCTAGAAGAGGGGTTATTGGCTAATGTTATTGCAGAGGTCGTAAAGGGCCTAGGTGCGGGACAAAAACCAATTGTGGAACAAAAAGAAAACAATGACGAGATTGCTAAAATACAAGTGGAAGAGAAGAAAAAGAGGGCGCGCCACATTGAAGAAACCAGAAAAAAAATGCTTACTGCGGTTAACGCTTCCGCTTATAACGGAGTAGATTTATTTGAAGGCACCACCCCGGCGCCGACCGACACTAAGCCGGGATCCGCCATGGCCGGGACTGCACCCAATGACCCGGGCGTAGACATCTCATCTCTTCTCGGAAACCAACAAGCATGGAAGACTCTCGCGAGCGGGAAAAAATGAAAGTTATTAATGTAGAAATAACGCCACGAAGAAATGAAGCGGTCGACCGCCTCATCAAACGATTTACTAAAAAAGTAAAAAAAGAAGGTATTCTTCAAACAGTGCGTGACCGCAAGTATTATGAGAAACCATCTGTTAAAAAGAAGAAGGTCGCGAAGGAACGAAAAAAAGTTTTAGACAAGCTAAAACGCCAGAGAGATACTATTTAAAAGAGATATCATTGAGTTAGGAGAATATAATGAGTATTAAAGCCGGCAATACATACGGAAACAGCATAACTTACCCTCGTCCCGGTATTGGGAGCGTGGGATCATACCAAGTTGCAGGCGCACCATATGTAACGGGAACGCTACCTGGTGGTGGTGGCCAATTGGCCGACACAGAACTGCAAGTCGCTTTTCCTTTTGTTACAAGGAGAATTACTGTTTTAAATTTAAGTTCGAACGCGACCATCTTTGTACACTTTAATTCTCACGATCCTGCCGTCGCCGGAGGGAGCACGGGGGCAATCACTGGCTCTCATTATATACCGTTAGACTCCAACGAGGATTCTATCACAATGAACATTAAATGTAATGAGTTGTACGTGACGACACCTCCGGATAATGCCGCCGCGGCCACGTGGCGCGTGTTTGCCGAATTAACTCATATTGGTGGAGGCCAAATGTATCAATTGACAGGCTCAGGCGCCACCGACGGCCCTGATGACCCCTAATTCATAGGAACATGAGGAGAATTTAAATGGGTTTTGGCAGTGGTGGAGGTTTTACTCCGAGTTTAAGCGATATAAAAGGGCCGTGGAAGGTATCCGGCTCCACGATACAACTTTCTTCTTCGACCATTACTTTTAATGGAACACCAACAGGGTCTACCGCTGGCCCGGCCAGTTTTCTTTGTTTAGACCCAGCCGGAACGCTAGTATTAGATGAGCCGGCCGGTGGTGGTGGCGGATCCGCGAGATCAGTCGCTGGCGACACGGATAATGGTATTATTTCTTGGGTAACCAGCGACAATACTTTTGCGGCTGAAGCCAACCTCACATTTGATGGATCTACTCTTACAATAACGGGCGACTTGAAGTCTAATGGCTTCTCTCTTTCTAACAATGATAGCGGCGCCAACAATACAATCCTTGGCAAGAACGCCGGAGCAGCGGTCGCTTCTGGCTGCGACAAAAATGTTCTTGTTGGCGAAGATGCCGGAAACGATCTTGCATCTGGCGACAAAAATATTATGATCGGTTATCAGGCAGGAGATAAAACAACAGACGTTGATTCATGTATTTTAATTGGTGAACAGGCTGGAGGAGCAATAATTCACGCTGATGCCGATTACACTGTCGCTGTTGGTTCAAATGCTTGCGCAGCAGTAACTAATGGTCGCTGGAACACTGCAGTTGGTGGTTTGACCCTCGCGGTTGAAGCAACCGGAGATGCTAGCACTGCTGTTGGATATTCAGCGCTCAATGCACAAACCGGCGTCGACGGCGCCGTAGGAAATACGGCTATCGGCGCTTATGCCGGTACCGACATTACAAGTGGGCTATTTAATACAGCGCTCGGCGCTTATTCGCTCTTCACCGAAGATGATGGCGACAAATGTGTGGCTATCGGATACGAAGCTTTAAAGGTCCAAACCGGCGTTTCAGGGGATGTACAAAACACTGCGATGGGTTATCAAGCCGGCGCTGCTCTTACGACAGGCATAAACAATGTCTTTATTGGAGCCGGCGCGGGTGTAACAACAACCGACGTAGACACAACTGTTATAATAGGCACCGGTGCTGGCGCAGCAAACATGACTGCTGACGCAGATGGTGCTGTTCTAGTTGGCTACGCAGCCGGCGCATCCCTTACACAAGGACAGGCTAACACGGCCGTCGGCGCATATGCGCTCGATGCGGAGGTCCTCGGCAACTATAATACAGCCGTTGGCTATCTTGCACTTACTACATGTAATTCCGACTCGTCCGCACCCGGCGACGCCGATAACACAATGAACACTGGCGTTGGCGCCCTAGCGCTGCGACTGCTCTCAACCGGAATTGGCAATACAGCCTGCGGAGCCGGCGCGCTAGACGCAGCCACAACCGCCAACTCGTGCACGGCTTTGGGCACCATGGCACTGAGCGACCAAACTACCGGCAACAGCGATGACGTTGGTAACACTGCAGTGGGCTACTTCACTGGGAAGGCTCTTACAACTGGATATAAAAACACCATCGTGGGTGATTATGCATTACCTGCGTCTCTTCTTGCTCAATATATGACCGTGGTAGGCGCCAACGCCGCCCAGGCCGTCTGTACCGCTGCAGCCAGTGGGAGCGTCTTCGTTGGCGCAGGAGCCGGCGCCGCCATAACATCTGGAGAAGGCAACGTTGCCGTTGGTTATAACGCGCTGAAGTCTGAAGTCGATGGCCACTGGAATACCGCTGTAGGTTATGAGGCTTTACACACGCAAACAGGAGTCGGAAACAAAGTGGGAAACACTGCTACTGGCTATCGCGCTGGAAGATCGATAACAGTTGGCCAAGGAAATACTGCCATCGGAGCGGGCGCCCTAGACACTGAAACCACTGGGGATCAGAACACGGCTGTTGGGTTTAACGCACTAACTTCGCAGGTAGCAGGTGCCGATGGCGAAGTAGGAAATACGGGCATTGGATATCAGGCCGGCAAGTTTGTGTCGACTGGTCAATATAATACTTTTGTTGGCAATAATGCCGGAGCGATCACCGTGGGTAACCCCGGTACCGACAAGTTAACTGGCGACAGCAACACCGCCGTGGGCGCAGATGCGGGAAAATTACTAAGGACCACAGCCAATACGAATACACTTCTTGGCTATCAAGCAGGAGATGTAATTACCACCGGAACCGGCAATGTTATTATCGGTTCAGTAGCGGATCCAAGTGCAGCGGCCGGAACCAATCAAATAGTAATAGGCGTGTCTACCGGAGGAACGGGCGACAATGAAGTTGCTCTGGGAAACGCATCAATAACTACTATCGCCGGGCAAGTAGCTTTTAGCACCTATTCTGATGCGCGTATTAAAAGAAATGTGGTAGAGACAGATCTGGGACTCTCGTTTATTAATAGTTTGCGACCAGTAAAATATCAACGCGTTAATCCCGCTGATTATCCCTCGGAGATCCGCGAGCCACGTTTCAAGGGCGACGACTCCGACCCACGTCCCGAGGAGAACGACGCGTTTTATGATGGCCTTATCGCTCAAGAAGTAAAGGTCGCGATGGAAGAGCACGGTGTTACTTGTAGCGCATGGGATGAAACGCCAAGTGACGGCCGACAACGAATCAAGTATGCCATCTTAGTGGCCCCGCTCATCAAAGCAGTTCAGGAACTCTCAGCTAAAATTTCTGAGCTTGAAGATAAATTGAAAAACCAATAAATAGCAATAAATGGCATTTTCCAAACATAACAACTATTTACCTGTGATCATGATTACTATATGGAGAAATTGACATGTCAAAAATGTTAGAACAAGCCATTATCGATGCTGAGGCATTGAAAGAGGCTGCGTTGAAAACTGCTGAGCAGAACATCATTGAGAAATACTCCGTTGAAGTAAAAGAAGCGGTAAACCATATGCTCGAGCAGCCTGAGGACCTCGGCGCCGAGATCCCCATGGGTGATCTTCCTCAGAGCGATATAGGAGACACAGATGTGTTTCCCGATATGCCTCGCGCTGATACCGACGGAGACGACCTTTGCGCATGTCCCGACGAAGGAGAAGAGATTACTATTGATCTAACTGCTCTAGCCGCTGAACTGGAAAGCGAACTGGAAGACGAAAAAACTCCCCATGAGGACCTTCTTGATCTAGACGTAGAGGAAGACCCAGAAGATGAAGAAGATCTTGGACTAACGGAAGATATGGAAATTCCCGATGAGTTTATTGATCAACTAATGGAAAAACTAAGTATTAATGTACATCCTGTTCCGGGAGGAGTCCCAGGCGGCGGATCAAACATTACTAACGAAAGAGAACTAGAAGACATTATTAAGGCGCGTATGGGCGTTGACAATTACAATGAAAATGAAACAACTGAAGATGATGCGCAACTGGCTGTAGCCGACGCTACTACTTCAGCAAGAGATCTCGTTAAAATTAGCTCGACGGAAGAAATAGAGTTAAACGAGAAAATAGAAACATTGACAACACAGAGATCTCAGCTTGTTAAACAAAACAACGAGCTTAAATCTCTATTGTCAAAAGTAAAGGTAAAGCTAGAAGAGGTAAACCTCTCTAATGCTCAACTTTACTACACGAACCAAGTCTTGGGTAGCACCTCTTTGAATGGGCGACAAAAATCTCAAATTGTCGAGTCTTTATCCAATACTTCTACTGTTGAAGAAACGAAAGTTATCTTTGAAACACTTCAAAGCGCCGTGGGCCAAGATGTCAAATCTGTGCCAAAATCACTGAGCGAAGTTGTAAAGAAAAATTCAGCAGTTATTCCTCGTAGAGAGGAAAAAATAGTTAAGGAACCAGTATCTAATCGCTGGAAAACCTTAGCGGGTATTACTAAAAAACGATAACTATAAGGAGAATTTTAAAATGTCTGTTTTAGAAAAACTTACCGAAGGCATCGTTAATAGAGACCTACAAAAGGAAGGTGCTGCTCTGCTTGACAAGTGGGAGCGAACCGGTCTTTTGGAAGGGATCACTAACGACGCTAATAAAAATGGTATGGCTCGCCTTCTTGAAAATCAAGCAAAAGAGCTACTCCGTGAGACTTCCGCCATGGTACGTGGTGACGTAGAGGGATTCGCATCCGTTGCATTCCCCCTTGTACGCCGTGTATTTGGAAGCCTCATTGCTAACGACCTTGTTAGCGTTCAGCCTATGAGCTTACCCTCCGGGCTGATTTTCTTCCTCGACTTTACATTCAACGAGTCCAAGTTGGGTGCACGCGCCGATAATTCGCTGTATGGCGGAGGTGTCGTAGGTAATCAACTTACTGGTGGTGTCACTCTTGACAGCTTCACCAGTGAAGAGAGTTTCTACAGCCTCAACCAAGGCTATGCATCTCCAACTGGATCATTTGTTGTGGATTTGGTAGCCGCCGCCACAGTGCTCGGTGCTGGTTATGTGGGTGAAGATTCCACAACCGATATCGGCACAACCGCCAATCTGATGAATCTGGTGCAGTGGGATCCCGATCTTTCGGGCTCTGATGTAGTAGTTGTTCAACTTACTGGTTCGGGCGATATCAACAGTCAGATGAATCTTGACGACTTCGTTGCGATCTCTACTACTGGTTCTTTGGCAGCCGGCCGCCTTGTGCGTCGTCTGACTCAGTTTACCACCGCTTCTACCCAAACGGGCGACAATCAGTTGGCCACGTGGGGTATCCAAATGGTGTTCCAGGCCTCTTCGGGCACTGGTACCGGTGGTAGTAGTAACGGATTGTGGGGAGCCAACACCGGCCTTGTTCACGAGTTGACAGCCGCTAACGCTTACCCCGGCTTTGATTGTCCAATCACTGATAACTTTGTTAACGCCACCGGTCGCTCAGCACAAGATGCTGTCGGCGCACTGGTTGGTGCCGATACGTGGGGTCTTGAAAATCAAGGCGCTATCCCACAGATCGATATCAAGGTTGACTCCGTATCAGTCACGGCTATCACCAAGAAGTTGAAGGCACAATGGACCCCTGAGCTTGGCCAGGACCTTAATGCTTATCACAATCTTGATGCCGAGGTTGAGCTTACCGGTATTCTTTCGGAGCAAATTGCTCTGGAAATTGACCGCGAGATCCTCGAGGATCTTGTTAAGGGCGCCACTGCTGGCACTCTTTACTGGTCACGTAATGCTGGTAAATTCGTTAACCGCGAAACTGGTGCTGAAATTGGAGCAACGACTGTTACTCCTGACTTCACCGGTACGGTTTCTGAATGGTATGAGACCCTGTGTGAGACTATCAATGATGTCTCCGCTCGTATCCATCGCCGCACGTTGCGCGGTGGCGCAAACTTCATTGTTTGTGGTCCAGAGGTTGCCAACATTCTTGAGTTTACTTCCGGCTTCCGCGCCGACGTCACTGGTGACGGCGACCGTGGTTCCGTAGGTGCTGTAAGAACAGGCTCTCTCAGCAAGAAGTGGGATATCTATGTTGATCCCTACTTTGTCCGTAATGTGGTCCTCGTGGGCCGTAGAGGTGGTTCGTTCCTTGAGAGCGGCTATGTTTACGCTCCGTACGTACCACTCCAGGTCACACCGACTATCTTCGGTATTGACGACTTCGTGCCCCGTAAGGGTGTCATGACGCGTTATGCGAAGAAGATGGTACGTCCTGACATGTACGGTCTTGTTATTGTTGAAGACCTAGTTGGTTAATCAATAACTTAACGCTTCTCAAAGAGCAAGCCCCTCTTGGATTCGTCCTTGAGGGGCTTTTTTTGTTGGTAAACGTGTTATAGCTCACTATTTACAATACACACCCTTTTACAGGTTGTGAATGCATTCATTTAAAGAAACAAACAAAAGGAGGGTTTTTTATTATGTCTAAAAGATCAGTTAATTTATTGAGAAGGGGGATGACCCCAGGAATGGGCCTTCAAGCCGAGTCAGTTACAGTGACCGACGGCCAGAAAACATCATCTGCGTCAGTCACGTCGGGTACAATCGCCGTTACGGCTAGCACCAACTACGATGTATCGTTTACACAGCCCGCGGGCACCACTATCAAGGATATCATCCTGGTAGCTGCCGGCGACCTTACGACTGGCGCCCACGCCACGACCGCCGACTTCGACGTTGCTCTAGGTAGTAGCTCCGGAGGAGCAGACTTTGTTGCACTCAGCGCGCTGCTGGATGGCTCAGAGGTCTCTTGGCTCGCCTCAACTCCACTTTGGTGGATTGAAAACTGCCATGGTCACGCCGCTAACGGTTTCGTTGCTGGTGTTGGTCCAACAGGAGGTCCAGCGACTTCCGAGGCAATCACACCAGCGGCAGGTTTTTACAGCGCCACTGAGAGAACACTCTACATGAGATTCGGTGTGCAGGGCACTGCCATGACGACAGCCGCTACAACTATTAAAGTTACAGCCAACTTTCTCTACATTTAATCAATAAATAATTTCTTAATTATGGCCCCCCTTTCCTTCGGGAGAGGGGGGTTTCTTTTTGTCAAAACTAGTTATACCAAGAGGATCAAATGAATGAGCACACGAAACTTATCGCCCACCAGCGTTACTAGTTCAGTAGTACTTCCAGCCTCCGGAACTTTTATCGGTCAAGGAGCAGGAGGTACAGAGGTAAAGAATGGTGTGGTATTCGGTGTTTACACCGGAAGTGTAGACTTTATCACGGGCGCCCAAGATCAAGTAGCATTTGTCTATAAAAAGCTTGGCGGGTCTGTTCTCGATGTAGAGATTACGGAAGATCAAGTATATGCCGCCTATGAAGAGGCAGTCTTAGAATATTCTTATATTTTAAATCTTCATCAGGCTAAAAATTCTTTATCGGACCTACTGGGTTCAGAAACCGGAAGCTTCGACAGTAAGGGTGAATATAAAGAAGGTGGAATATCCTCCAGCTTGGGCCATGGCCCCTACGGTGGTAACAATGTAGCTACCAAATATCCCAACATCACCTTTTCTTATGAGCGCAAAATGGGACAGGCCGTGTCTAACGAGGTTAACTTGAACGGTTATGAAACAGTATACTCCGCGTCATTCAACACGACGGCTAGTGTGCAAGATTACGATTTACAAAGTATTATTGCTGAGCAGGCGGCAAGCGACCCGGGTCTTGCTTATTATGATAAGGTAGGGAACAATCGCCTTTTGATTCGGAAGGTATTTTTTAAAACCCCCAGCGCCATGTGGAGATTCTTTGGGTATTATGGAGGTCTCAACACAGTTGGAAATCTGCAGAACTATGGCCAATGGGCAGACGACTCACAATTTCAAATCGTGCCCGTGTGGCAAAATAAAATGCAAGCCATGGCTTTTAAAGACGCTATTTACACTCGCAATTCTCAATATTCTTTCGAGCTAAAAAATAATAAATTGAGACTGTTTCCCGAGCCGCAAACCAGTTCACCTGACAAAATGTGGGTGGAATTTGTAATTGCCAACGAACAAGAACCGTGGGAAGAAAACGCTAATCGTCTTAATAATGTTGGAGGAGTAAACAATATGAATACTCTTCCTTATAAAAATATTCTTTATGAAAAGATTAATTCCATGGGGAAACAATGGATTCGGCGTTTTACACTATCTTTATGCAAAGAAATGTTAGGTCAAATTCGGAGCAAATTC